GTACTTTCTGCTGTATCAGCCACAGAGTCAAGTGGTGGACAACGGATAGACCATCCGAGAGATAAAAACGGGAATGTTCTTTCTACTGCGTTAGGGCCATTTCAAATTCTTAAAGGCACAAGGAATGATTTAGGTCTTAGCGATGCTGACGCTATGGACCCTTCTAAATCAGCCGAAGCAGCTGCGCGTTACCTCAGCATGCTGAAAAAAAGATATAACGGCGATCAAGGAAAAGCTATCGCCGCTTATCATGCCGGCATGGGGAATATAGATAAAGGTCGATTAGTTGACGGTACAGGAGAATATGTAACACGGGTTCGAGGCTATCAGGAACAAATTAATAAAGGTGCTATTTTTGACTCCAAAGTTGATAACTCTAAGCCTGTAGCGTCTCCTTTGCCGGGGCATGGAGTTCCTGCTAATGCAACGATTGATGAGGCCACAGGTCTCGCTTTCACGCCAGGTGAGAGCCCATTCAAGAAAGGGGGGTTAGTCGATAAGCTTGGTGAAAAAGTTGGAGTTAATGACCTCGTAGAAAAATTTATGAACGGGCGAGGCATGAGGCAGCAAGTTGTTCAAGGTACGCTGGCAGAACGAGCCTATGGACCTGGGGTTCCTGCTCCTGGCACTGAAGATATGCCAACTTCTGTTTATTCAATGGACATTCAACAACCAACCGCTCGTATTCCTATGGATGGACGAACTATCAGCGATCTTGGTGGTTCAGGTGCTAAACCGACAATGCAGTTAGCTGATAATACCGTCACATTGGATAGTGAAACAAAACGGATTTTCGCACAGATGACGACGATTTTGGACAAGATTGAAGGGCATACGAAGGATGCGGCCAAGAAGGGGGCCACTGTCAAGGTCAGCACTCCGCAACCTGGCGTCACGAAGACTGTTCCTTTGTCAATCGACGATCCGCTGATGAATGAATACGCGAGGGTAGATTGATGGCGAATTTCAACGAAATAGACCCGTTGCTGGCGCTGGAGTTGTCTGGCGTAAAGACTTATTCCTCTCAGGAAGAGGCTTGGGCAGCGCGACTGTATGAGTGGCTGAATACGCCTGTTGGGGAGGTTTATGGCAATCCCTCATGGGGGAATATTTTGCCTGAATTTAAACACGAACCGACTAATCTTCCCTATATCCAGATTGAGATTGAATTACGACTGATGGCTAAACTGGTTATAGATCTGCCAGATGTGCCGGTAAGGGGTTTATCAGTAAAAGAAGGGGAGGCTATGGACATGCTGAAAATTGCTATCCAGATCCATAGCACGGTAATCACACAGGAAGTGAGAATTTAAATGAGTAAATCAACCCCCACTAAGGCCAGCGTGCAAGCAGAGTTTGAGGCGTTGGTAGAAAACGACTCTTTCTGGTCCCGGTTCGTTGGTTCGCAGTTTGTATCGATGTTGGTGCTTTTTATCACGCAACTGGTCTATCGCTGCTACCAGTATGCAGATGCCGCGCTGGCGGAAGGGTTTATTTCAACCGCGACCCGGCGTTCATCAATTTTGGCCGCTGCCGAGACGAACGGTTATGTTGGTTCTAAACCGTCCCCTTCCACTGGCCCTGTGGAGATCTCTATAACGGGCACTGGCGCGCCGTTGAGCATTCCACAATACACCCCGTTTATTTCAGATGATCAATATCCATACCTGACAATGAGCGAGTGTAAATTTTGCGCAAATGGTAAAGCGCAGGTGGACGTAGCCCAGATGGAAATCCAGGAGGTAACGTACACCGTTACGGCAGCGAAGCCTTTTCTGGAGTTGGTACTGTCAAAAGCGCTGACGGCTGTTTGTTATAAGTTGGAGGTTTTTGTTAACACGGACGGCGCTACAACGCAGTGGCAGCAAAGCATAATGTTCCGGCTGGCAAACAGTACCAGTCAGGTCTACGTAGAGTTTTATAAGCCGTCCGAACAACTTGGCGTTCGTTTTGGGGATGGGCTTATAGGCAAAATCCCCCCGGAGGGATCTACAATCACGCTGCGTGTCTGGTGTACTAATGGTGATGTTACATTGGTTGCCGGGCAAACATTGACGCCAGTTGATGAGGCGGCTGATCTGGCTGGTTCAATTTCCGTAAAAACTTTGGCGCCGATTACTAATGGCACCAATGCTGAAACCACCGAGATCACCCGTAACCGTGCTCAATATTATCTCGCCTATGATAACCAGGTAGTATGGGGTGGGGATTACTCCTATTTCCTGATCCGCAATATTCCCGGAATGACCTGGGTTACTGCATGGGGGGAAGGGGAGCAAGAGAAACTCGATGGCGCTTATAACGTAAAAAACATCAACAATATTTTCATTTCAGGCTGGCACCCTAAAAAGTCCCAGGATGAGCTAAAGCAAATGGTCCTGGCCGCTTTCGCTAAGGTTCCAAACGAGCTAAATAAAAAATTCACTTATACGCCGGTTCGCGAGCTGCCGTTCCGGGTCGATTTAACCGGTACGATATCACCCAGTCAGACAACTGCAACGGTATTGAGTGAATTACGTAAGGAGCTGGAAACACGTTTCGGAAAGGATTCGGGCTATTTCGATCCGGAAAGTGTTGGTAAATACATTCTTATTAAAAAGAAAGATTTATGGGCGTTTATAGAACATCTTAAATTTTTCCATGACTTCAGCCTTGAGTTTGTCGATTGGCATGAGTCAAACGGCTTCTTCGATTTTGTCTATCTCGATGTGGAAAACTCCACTTTTGATATTGATTACGAGGACACGGGCGAATAATGGAAAAGTCATGGTTCAGTAAGCGGCTAACGTCGGCAAAGCAAAAATCTGTTTTGTATTCGTCGCTGGCCGAAATCGTCCAAGCGTTAGTCAGTTCGTCCGTAGAGCCCTGGCTGCGCCGGATTACAAACCGGAAGTCGATTTTTTCGATGGGTGAGGATGATCTGGCCATACGGACAAATGAGCTGGGCCAGTTCTTTACTATTCGCACAGAGAACTCGTCATCCATTCCAATGCTGCTACAGCAACGTTTAGACGAGATCCACTTTAAAGGCACTGACCGGCCAATTAACCAGACGATTTACCGTGAGTTTGACGGTATTCAAGTTACGTGGGAGCCATTATATGCACCTGCTGACCTGGAAAAGTACCCTTACGGGACCGTTCTGATTACGCAAAACAGCTTGCAAAGCACAGGCGGTATTTACGGTGAGATGTTCCTGACGTCACGGGGCATGATAAGCGTCTCGATTAATGAATTGACAGAAAAAATGGCCGGGGATGATGTGGTTGAGTCCGGCGGCTTAGATCAGGCCGCGATCACCGAAGCTGTTCTCACTAAATTTAATCAGTTTGTGCGCCCACTGCTTCCTAAGCACATAGTTTTCGATGGTCTTTCGATATATCTGTCTGTAATTGTCTATGAGCGCCCGGAGAACCTGATACTTTTCAGCGTTTCCGATACGGACAAAGCATTCTTCTGGCATGAAGCTGCTGACGAAATTATCTCTATCGACAACATTACAAAATTGCCTCCAGTTAACGTTACGCCGGGCCAGGTGAGAGACGTTACATCCATAACGTTTGATCGTGAGAAATCCGATGGTGGCATTCTGGACGTCACCGAGAAGGGGTTATTCGACGACCGGATCGATGTATGGGCTATGCGGTTGGAGAACAGCGAAGAAATGACGCTGGGAGGTGTTACAAGTGGCGGCCTGATTATTCAAATGACGGAGAATAACGACACCTGGAAATGCTCGCTGTATGTAGAGCACATGTTTACGCCCGCCGGCGGACAGATTTCCCCTGATTGGGAAGAAAGAACGCTCCTTTTTGACGATACAGGCCTTGATAGAGAGTTGCTGGATATATCAAATACAAAGGATAGTTGACAACGGACTTTCCATAGAATCAGTCAGAAGACCTGCTGTCTGATTTTATGGAGCCCTAAATGACAACGACTGTCTCCGATAAGCTCTACAAGAGCCAACTACTTGATTATTACTACCAGCGGCGAGCTGAATCCTCTATCAATATTGGTGAGCGCTTTCTCATTAGCAAAGCTGTATTCGGTACAAGCGCGCTGGTAACAAAAAACGATGGAGGTGATTACGACATTGCTGATTTACCGACTGTGTTCTCAATGTCTGATATGACCAGTCAATTCTGTACGATCCCCCTGGAACCGACCTATTCCGATGGCGTGATTACGATTCGCATGGATCTCGACCAGAAGCAGTTAACGGATGGAACCAGCTACCCGTTCAACACCCTGGCGATTCTGGATAACTTAAATAACCCGATCGCAATCATGTGTGTACAGGAAGATTCGTTATACGTAGGGAAGACGTATACGGCTGTTATGGGTATCAATACAACCATTGCATAAGGATTTGCAACGATGAGCGGAGATTCTGTTGTTATCTCTTCTGTAGCCTATCCCGACCCGCGTAAGCTGGCGCTGGTAGCGGATATGCAGTACCACGAACCGTACACATCTGCGGCTTTAAACCGTAAGCTGCGCGGCATACTTCGTGAAGGCTTTTATACCGGCTTCATACCACGCCCTGGTGGAGGGCTGAATTTACTGGTTACATCTGTTGATTCAGAACAAAAAACAGGTTCAGCGTCGATAAATATTGGTGATGATTACCAAATTACAGTTCGTCAGCAAAAAGACGTTATTTTAAAGCTATCGGCGGGAACAAAATTTGCCATTATCCTGAAGGCTGTATATACGCTTGGTTCAGACACCTATCAGGTTAACAGTAAGTCATCTATCAAGGCGACGGAAATATACGCAAAGACATTCACTGACAGTTATGAGTTAGGCGACGGTGAGTTGTTAATTTGTACGGTTAATATCCCTGCCGGCGCAAAAGAAATCACTATTGATATGATCGATAGCACAGCGAAAAAAGTTGCAGCTATTGGTATTGAACTCAGTAATGATTTTAATAGCGATGAAGAAAAAAAAGCTGCGACGCCGAAAGCCGTAAAAGACGGTATTGCCGATCATGAACAAAAAGCGGACCCACATTCGCAGTATGCGATGAAGGAAAGCCCTGTTCTGACTGGAATGCCCGAAGCACCTACGGCTTCTGCTGGTTCAAACACCAATCAGATAGCCAATACCGCATTTGTACAAGCTGTTATCCTGGGGTTAATTGGTGGATCGCCAGAAACACTAAGCACACTGAAAAAAATAGCGGACGCAATCAATAACGATCCGAATTTCAGTACAACTATCAGTAATGAGCTGGCGTTGAAAGCTCCATTAGATAGCCCATTACTCACTGGTGCGCCTTCGGCACCAACCGCTCCGGAAGATACCAACAATACACAAATTGCCACAACTGCCTTTGTCCGTCGGGCAATTTCCGCGTTAGTAGGATCTGCCCCAGAAACACTGGACACCATCAACGAGATCGCTACAGCGTTAGGCAATGACCCGAACTTTGCCACAACGATGTTAAACGCTCTTGGTGGAAAGCAGCCGCTGGACAATACGCTGACGAATTTAAGCGGAAAAGATGTCGCTGGCCTTCTCGCATACC